GTGTCCACGCTCTCTTAAAACTCCGTTGAGCCAAACCTTTGTGGATATAGTTGGACTCCGTTTCTTTATCTTCTTTTTGGCCTTCAACAAAAAGTTTTCCATCTTGCGTATAAACATAGACTTCTTTCTTTTTAAATCCAGCAAGAGCAATTTCAAGTCGGGATTCTACATTACTAACTTGAACAAGATTATATGGTGGATAATTGGAAGTTGTTTCGTGAATTTTAAAAATACGATCAAAGTATTCATCCATTCCAATTGTATTGCGATTAATTCTTTCCAACAATGCAGGAAGATCCGCAGCCTGATATTTCATTAGGTTAGTCATTATGGTAGCTCCTTTAAAAGCGAGTTTGTGTTTTATGGATCCTTACGGCATCCATTACTAATTATAATACTTTCCAGAATTTCTGGGGTCGGATTTCCACACATCAATTAGTTGGGTTTTCCGCCTCTCCGAAAGGTATGGATACATCTTTTCCATCAAGTCTTTCAACTCACCTTTTACAACACTACCAACTTTTGTAACTCTATAAATTGGTTTGTGTTTAGGATTGGGATTTGTCTTTTTTCTGCAATAATAACTTACTCCAAGATAATCTGCGACTTTCTTGATAGTATCTTCATCTGTCATTTCAATTGACATAATACCTCTGGGACTTTTTTTTCCAGTAGGTATAACTGAATAGTAGGTCCCCTCTCCCTCAAATAACCCAACAAACCAACTAAACTCGTCCATAATAGTATAGTGAATACTATTTTATTTATAAAAAAGAGGTATGGAATAGTTCCATACCTCTTTTAGGGTGTTCCGACTTTTGTAGAGACCGCACGAAAGGTCTCATATCTATTTATTCCGCTTCTTGAACTTTCTTTTTAGCACCAATATTATATTTCTGCTCAAGTTCCCAATCAGATTTTTCTTTATATGCAATCACTTTGATTTGGTTAAGTGGAGCAATATCAGAAATTTTATCTTGATTTACAACAGTTACAAGTCCCCAATCTGCAAGGAGACGAATAATTCTGTTGCGTCTCTGAACATCATTTACAGTAAGATTAGCGTGTTTGCCATCTAAAGCAAAGAGTTCTTTGAAATGGGTGATATAATATCTTCCTTGTTTATGAAGAATATGAGCACTTTGATAGAGTTTTTTCTCCTTTCTCGATGCCACTCCGATGCGAGTCAAAGTTTCACGAACTTTTAAAAAGTCATCGGGTTCATTCAGAATGACCTCCACCATCATATCGGGAGACCAATTTACTTGTGGTTCAATCGTTTGGTTAGTCATTGTGTTCCGCCAGTTTCAAGTCTTTTTTTTATAAAATCGAGTTGTGTTTTATTTAGAATTTTCAAAGCTTGAGATGCCTTTTCATTACTATAACCATAGTATTGTTTAACGCATTCTAAATCTTTGACTTTATCTTTTCGGAGCCAGGGAGAAAATCTCTTCCGTTTCCTTAGACTATTTAGATAAAAATAATATTGCATATCTTTATTTAAATGAGAATTCATATTCATCTCATTTGCGAAAAGAATACAATCGATGTGACCAGATAAACAACGATTAATAACATAAGGTGAATATTCTTTAACCGTTGATGGATCGTCCATCAAATTTTCTTTTGTAAAATTAATCGAGTTTAACCAATCCTTCAATTCCATAATTAAAAAGCAGAAGTTCTTTACGTTGTTTTTGCTCACGCATATATTCACCAACAGAACGCATCGTATAAGTTAGATCAAACTCAGCAGCATTCCAGTTCTTAAAACGATCCTTTACAAGTTGATCTGTATTATAACTTACCAACATATCCATATTATTGGTGTTGCAATCAGAAGCAAACTTATCGTGATCAAATCCTTTATGCATTGATCCCTTATTCCCATAGAGATTATCCTTAATATCATAAGGAGGATCGAGATACATAAAAGCACTCTTGTTTCCATCCATCAGATAATCATAGGAGTAATTAGTTATACGCCAGTTCTTAATTAATGTAGAATACGCAGGCAATTTTTCAATCCCACGCAAACTGAAGTTGGAATTGGATGCTTGTGCTGAAAATGATGAACTCTCTGTGAGACCACTGAAACTGCACTTATTAACAACATAGAAAGCCACAGCACGGTAAATACTTGGCAAACTTTGATCATTGATCTGCCCTTTTGAGTGAAGAAAAAGTTCTCTTGCTAGATCGGGATTATTGTGCGCTGTCTTTAAATCTACCAGTTTATCTTTAAGATCAGTCCCAAACATCTGGAGTTGTTGCCAGAAATTTACGAGAGGTTCATACAAATCATTTACCCAAATATTTAACCTAGGATACTTCTTTGTGATGTAAATCGCAACACTTCCTCCACCAAGAAATGGTTCGCGGAATTCATCATAGTTGCGAAGGTCTGGAAAATAAGGTCCCATCTTTTCGCAAGCACGGGACTTACCACCAGGATAACGAAGGGGAGTTTTAAGAGATTTCATGAGGAACGCTCCGTATAAAATTCATAATAAAATCATGCTTTTCTTGAAAATAATTTCTATCCCAAGAAGGTCCACTATAAAGAAAAAAATGTTTATGTTCTGGATTGCAACTTGCTGTAATATCATTACTACCAGATTTTTTAAAATTATAAAGCATATTTCCAGGAACGCAACATGCTTTTAGTTTTTCAGGATCACTAAAAATGTAATAATCTGCAGGAACAAAGTCAGAAATATCTTTAGAAGCACCTCTTCCATTTTTTATAACAAAATCTCTGACTGCTCTTTGATTTTTATTCTTAAATGTTACCTTCTTACTTTCATATGTTTTGCCATTCAAATCAATTAAATCTTTACCTGTTTCATTAATTCTTTTTAGTTTTCCATTACTATACTCTTCATATGCAAATTCAATCATTCTACCAACATCAAAATATTGAGTTGGATCTGTATTTCCAGATAAACTAGAAAAAAAGAAAGACAAACGCATCAAATCAATAGTTTCAATAAAATTAATCATTTAAATTCACACTCACACATAATTTCAGTAAGAGCAGCGATAAGATTTATTTCTTGATCAGCCACGAATGCACATTGGTATTGATACTTAGCAATAACAAGAACAGCAGCGGGAATAGACTGGGGTAGAAGGTGATCAAAAGCGGCGTCATAAACCCTGCGAAGTAGGTGAGAAGCGTCGTTGTCCAAGTTGCTGACCACCCACTTTCTGACTTCAGTAAAGTTTTTATCCTTGAGGTTTTTAACAAGTTCATTTACAGATACGTCAGAGAAAGATGCAAGAATTCCCGAATCAATTTTACCACCAGTAGAATACCTCTGGATTTCGTTTAGAACACGTCGAAAATCTGGAAAGTGTTTCGATACGAGTTCCGCAACAACTTTTTGATCATACTCAATCTTTTCCTGATCAAGGATAAATTGGAGTCGTTGAAAGAAACTACCTGCAAGTTGAACTCGTTGCTTTCCTTTGATTGTGAAGTCGATGACTGCACAACGGGAGTGAAGAGGTTCAATAATTTTGTTCTTGTAGTTGCAGGTGAAGATGAATCGGCAGTTGTTATAAAATGCCTCAATATTCGCCCGTAGTAGGAGTTGTACGTCGTTGCCTGTGTTATCAGCCTCATCGATGATGATGACTTTGTGTTTAGAAGATCCCGTAAGTGAGACGGTCGAAGCAAAGTTTTTCGCTTGGTTCCGTACAGTATCCAGGAAACGCCCTTCGTCGGATCCGTTGATAACATAATAGTCTGCTCCCAGTTCGTTACACAATGCTTTTGCAATGGTAGTTTTACCAATACCAGGAGGTCCTGCGAGAAGAAGATTCGGAATCTCTCCCTTCTCCACAAACTCCTTAAATGTTTTTTTAGTATCATCAGGAAGAATACAATCCTCAATTACTTGAGGGCGGTATTTCTCCACAAAAAGAAATTCACTAGTCATAATTAAAAATAAATCTCATCTGGGGTAAAGTTTATAAGCAATAGTCACACGAAGACCATAGAAATCTCTTGATGGAGATTGACCATAATGTAGAATATTTCCAGGAAATAGTATAGCATGATTTGGTTTTGGGCAAATACTTTCTATTTGATTTGTATTTTCATCTATAAAAATCGTGTTGCCTGCCCATGATGGATTCCATTCTCTATTGCAATAATATAAGAATGTATATCCATTATCACTGTCAATATGAAAAGATCCATCTAATCCATATGTTTGACCATTTGCATAGATTCTTTCTATTTTCCAGTTCCTATTAGTAATCTGTGTTATTACCGAAAACAAATAATCATTGAAATATTGTATATTAGATAAGTCCAAATTCCAAAACATTTTGTGGGCACTATTTTCATCGCTATAGTGACCGAAAGCCCAATTAGGACTAAGAATATACTTATGTATTTCCTCAAAATCTTTTTGAGAAAATATATTCTCAAAAAAGGTTATTTTATCTAGTAAAGCCATTTTCAAATAAAATAATCAAATCCAATCGGGTTTTCTTTCGGGCATACGGAGATAGTTATCAGAAACCCAAGGTTTGGATGCGATGTATCTTTTGTATGCCTCAAATGTATCAATAGTGTCGTCGAACTTCCATTCCTCAGGCATCGCACGAGCAAATGGAGTCACTTCTGTAATCTTGCCCTTGGGAAACAAATAGTATGCATCCACAAGAGTTTTATAACAGGAGTGAGTTTTATTATACCGAAGGCAGTATTCATCAGACAAATTCAATCCCCACTTGATTAACCAATATGCATTGTGGATACTTTCCAGTGCCCACTTGGTGCAGGGATGATTGCGGAATGCTCCTTTGTCGGTCTTGTAAGGCGTTCCATCTGCCTTAGGGAGAGTGCCATATCCATATCCCCACTTGTCGGAAGCAACGATAGAAAGCATCTGACAGCATTCTAAGGGCATCTTGACGATGTGTTTGTCGGGAAGGCAAATGGCACTCTCAGCGGGCCAAGGAGAAGTTACGAAGATGTTCATCCAAATGTTGAATCAGGTTCCATAGCAATATGATAAGTCACATTGAATCCAGTATTCTTGAATCGTGACAAAAGTTTAGAAGAAATCACAACCTCATAATTTCCAGGGATAATCTTGATGTTTTCTACCTTGAAGTTGAAAGTGAATACTTCATCAGTTTCACCAACAACTACAGAAAAATCATTGGATGTATCGTTCTTCTTATCACGAACAACCAATTTAACCACACCCGCTTCACCAACCACAGAAAGATCAGGAAGTTGATACACTGCTGCTGCCTTCAAGAGTTTATCAAGTTCTTTAGTATCAAGAAGGAAACATACATCTTCACTTGGAAGGATAATATCTTTGTCTGGAGGAGTAACAATTACGTTAGGATCGGCAAAGAAATATTTTGAACGAGACTTTCCCTCTTTGATTACGACATAGTTATCATTCTGAAAATCTAGTTCGGCATTTTGATGAAGATTCAGACCATTCAAAAACTGATTAAGATCATAAATACCGAAATCTTTAGGAAGATCTTCTTCGATTGTTGCCTCTGCAAGGATATTCTTCATTACAGAAATAGTGCGAAGAGAATTCCCTTGCTTGAACAAAATGGATTGATTGATAGAAGAAAAGTTCTTCAGAAGGGTCAGAGTTTTATCAGAAAGTTTCATCACTTATTTTCAACAAGGTTAAGGTGATTAATCAGAAGGATTGTATAATGCAAGACTTTAAAAAGATCAGCACGAGGGGTTCCCTTTGTATCATACCGATCAATATATTTGGTTACATTTCCCGCACAAAATCCTTCACGACGATTGTGCTTAATCTTGTCAAGTGTTTGTTCTGTTCCACCACCTGTTCTATCAACATAATGTTGGCTATATGTGCTTGCAATATATTCTTCAAGTTGTTTCAGGATTTTGTCTTCATTATATTTCCAAAATCCGTTTTTATTTGTATCTTCGGGCATAGTAAAATTAAAAGTAACAGTATCAGGAGAAGAACAAGGATTGCCAATCAAACTAATTCCATCGTAACTCCAGAAGTCTTGAGATCCACCGTAACTAATAGTGTCGGATCCAGTAGAACTAGAAATTACAGTAAAATTGTTTGAAGTTGGAATTGAATTTTCGTAAGTGCTTTCAAAATTTTCAGGCATTGTGTTTCATAGTAAAGGACAAAAAGAGGAGGCACTTTTTACCTCCCCATATTCTATCAGTTTGCTTGCTTCTCGTCAAGATCGTAAGTCACATACTCACCTTCAACAGGCATACGGAAGTCCGCATCAACCTTGTCATAGAGTTCCAAAAATGCTTGCTTGGTTTCATCGTCAAAACGGTTCACGCACACTTGGATTGCCTTTGCCTTATCACCAAAGATACTGAAAGCACGAACAACATGAACCAAGCGGCGAGTGCTGATGATTTCCTCAATACCACCATCATAAAAAGTCTTGCGGATAATGTCTGCCCAATCCACAAGGCGCTTGCAGAAATCACGGTCTTCTACGCCAAGGTCCAGAGAGATGCCTTCCAGGATCTTTTGCTCGGTTGCAGGAGCTGGATAGGACTGCTCAAAGGTCACAGGGAAACGCTCTAGAAACGCCTCGTTGAGCACGTTGGTGCCGATAAAGCGACCGTCATCAGAACCCTTACCCTTAGTGTTTGCGGTGGCAAATACGTTGAATCCAGCGGCAGGTTTCACAAAGCGACCAATTTTTTTCAAGAATACACCTTTACCTTCCAGAACAGATTGCAGACACAGAATCTTGTTGGAAGCAAGGTCAATCTCATCTAGAAGCAGAATAGCACCACGCTCAAGTGCTTCAATCACGGGACCATTGTGCCAAGCAGTTTCACCATTCACCAGACGGAAACCACCGATCAGATCATCCTCATCAGTTTCGATAGTAATATTTACACGAATCAATTCACGCTTAAGTTGAGCACAAGCTTGCTCCACCGAGAACGTTTTACCATTACCCGAAAGACCCGTAATGAACGTAGGATAAAAGAGACTGGACTGAATAATGCGTTTAATATCGTTAAAGTTACCAAACTTGACGAAGGTATCATCTTTATCAGGAATCAGATTTTGTTCTACAGGAGGAACCACAGCGGGTGATTGGAAAGTGCGTTCGATTTCTTCTACTTTTTGTTGAGTCACTTCAAGGTTCCATTTACCACGACTAATTTTATACTGAGAAAGTTTGTTTGTTACAGTCTGATAATTAGACTCATTCATGTTACACCAAGCACGAATGTCAGCACCAGTCACATTATTTCCATAAAGTGCCTGAAGAGAAGTGCGGATGTAATCGGAAGAGAGTGTCATAGTTTGGGCGATTTGCTTTGTTTCAACCCTGTTATTATAGGGCAAAAAGGGGGGATCCAAACCCCCCAGTGGTCAGTTCGCCAACTGGATCCCCACTAATCTTTCTCTGATTTATTCCCCCAGTTGGAAGCACCAACTTTACGGCATTTAACTAGTGCGCCAGATGCATATGCACTAGGCCATACTTTATATCTAGATTTTACTTTTTTATAACAAGCATCCTTTTCCCCAGCCTCTTCCTGGGTAACTATCTTTGCTGCACCAGATCTGTTTGGATTTGGATCTTCTTTACGTTTTTTAGCAGATCTCTTATTTCTTTCATCCTTATCCATTGCTGCACGATCGTCAGCATCTCTACAATAAGGTTTGGTAGTTTGTCCAGGCTGCTTAGCACAAGGTTTCCCATCATACTTACCGCCAGCCTGAACCCAACCACCACCCTTAAACCAGTCCCTCAAAGAGTATCCAGGATCTTTCGCAGATTTATTATCAATTTTTTCAGTAAGTTCAATAAACTCTTTAAAAGTTCTCATATACTTTTTTAAATATTTAGACTACAAGAGAAATAAACTCACCAAGAACTTTCTTATTTAATTTTTTGGTTTTCAAAGACTTGACAAAAGCAGATTTGATCTGAGATTTGGTAGCATCTTCTGCAACTTCAAACTCAGTATCCTGAGCAAGTGCAGTTGCTGACATTCCAAGGTAAGCATCATAACCAGAGTTGGTGATAATGAAACTCCGCAGTTTCTTCCAGTCATTCTGAATTTTCTCATACTGTTTATCAAGTTGAGAATGATAGAGACTGATAAACCGCTGAGCATTCCTACTTTCAAGAACACGAATACCAATAAAGTTTGTAGAAGAAAACTTATCCTTCAAATTTCGAAGAAGGGTATCGGTGAAAGCATGGTATCCATGGTCAATCTTATAGGTAGTTCCAAGTTTGCGATCACGAAGAAATGTATTATGCGGATAAACATATCCAGTACCAAGAACTGGTTTATCGGAATATGAACGACGCACTTCCTTATGATAAACAAGTTGATTTGCTTCACCATCAGTCAAAATAATACACTGAACTTTCTGGAGTTTATTTTCTTTTTGAAACTTAGGAAGAATTTCATGGAGAGAAATCAGTGCCTCATTTAGAGGAGTTCCAGAAAGACATAGACGATTGGGATAAGTGTAAGGAGATTGATATTGCCTTGACCCTGCAAAACAATATGCAAGACGCCAAATATTGAGAAGTTGATTCTCAAGTTCCTTACCCGACACTTTACTTGTAAGAATATTCATCATAGAAAAAGTTTCATCTACAACCAAAAGACTCTCTTTCTTTTGATAATGGGGGATGCGATCAGCAGCGATATAACGGTCTTTTTCATAATCATACTCACCGCGACGCCATTCGTTTGTGAAAGCATAAACTTCAAAAGGAATAGAAACCTTCTTACAGAACCACACAAGATTGAAGAGTTGCTTACAAGTATCAAGCATCACATCGTTCATAGAACCACTCCAGTCAAGCACAAACACTAGACCATGATTCTTTCCATCAGGAATCACAGAAACTTTCTTAAACAAGTCTTCATTGTATTTGTAGGTATGAAGACGAGCAGTATCAAGAACACCAGTGCGAGCAGTTGATGCACGAGCATATTGATCTGCTGCCTTACGACACTCAAACTCTTTTACAAGATAATTAACTTCTTTTTGAGCAGAAGACTTAAACTTTACAAACTCAACATCAGATTCTTTATAAAGATTTGCTGGAGTGTATCCTTTTTCTTTAGCGTGTTCGTTATGAAGTTTTTGTTGATGAGAAAATGAAGTATTAATTTCTTTATGAATATCAGAGTTATTACCAATAACAGTATCAAGATTCAATTGAGGAACCTGAACATAAGTATTTTCATAAGGATCATTTCCCACAAGATCACGAATCTTTTCTTCCAAAGAATCCGCAGTGCGAACTTCAGGTTCATCCTCTTCTCCAGAAGATTTCACTGGAGTTTGATCTCCCTGAGCAGTTCCACCATAAGAACCATCATTCTCCTGAGGTTGAGAGTTGCCACTCTCACCATCTTGCTCTGAAGAAGGGTCATTAGATTCTACAATTTCGTTTGCGGGAGACTGAGAATCTCCTTGCATTTCATGAGAATCAAAGTCAGCAACTTTTTGTTCCTGTTCCTTTTCTTTCTTACAATACTTATAAAGTTCTTCAGAAGCAATCAGAACGTCTGCGAAAGTTTCAGATACTGCAATTAGGTCGATAATTTCTTTTTCTTCAGAATTAAAATTAAGACTTACAAAGTTACCAATCTTAAAATAAAGATTTACGCGGTCAGCAAGATTGAAAGTGGAAATATCATCATCAGCAATCTGAAAGAAGTCCTCTTCATTCAGTTCTTTATAACCATTAAAGAAAGTCTTTGCGAGTCCCGCATACTTACGCTTCATCAGTTTTTCTACACGAGCATCCTCAACAATATTTACGAACTGAGGAGGAACTTTCACTTTCTCTGTCCAATCCTCATCAGGAGTGAAGAGAGCATGACCGACTTCATGACCAACAAGAAGGTCGTACACAAGACCACTCGCTTTCTCCCACAGAGGAAGAGTTAGAACACGAGTATGAACATTAAAGCAAGCAGTAGAAACTTTCTTGTGCTCAACTACAAGATCTTCAGTAGCAAGCAACTTTGCAAGTTGAGACTTGATTTCGTGACGAATGGGCATTGGATTTGTTTCGTATGAACCTACCATAAAACGAAAGGTCGCCTTTTGGGCGACCCATGTGACGCTTTTTGAACTGGGCCAATCGTGCTTTAGCCTGGCGCAGTGCTTGCGGTTTAAGTTTTCGTTTCTGATCCTTCTTGGAGTGATGCTGCCAGTTTGGAGTGTTCATGGGATTTGGTTCTACAATTAAACCATAGATGAAAAATTCTTTTTCTTTTCAAATTTTATGACACTTTCGAATTTGTCCTCAAGACCCGTCTTATGTGAAATCACAAATATATTAGCATCCTTAATCACATAACGAATAATCTTAAGAAACTCTTCGGTTCCATATCCATCAAGAGAAGAATCGAAAATTTCATCCAATATCAAAAGATTTGTATTGGTAGAATTTTTAAATTTTGCAACTTCTCTCCAAGTAAAAAGAAGTGCTAAATCGATTCTCTGCTTTTCACCTTCACTAAAAGAAGCGTATGAAAAATCTTCATGAATTGGAGACTGGACGGTTTCGTTAAACTCTTCATCAAGAGTAAAGTTAATATAAAAATCCATCATTTGCAAGTAACGATTGACCTGCTGATTGATTAGAGGCAAATACTTCTTAATGATTTTGGTTTTTACTCCACCGTCTTTAAGCAAACTATACGAAAAATCGTAATAGTTAATTAAGTCTTTTTTAGAAGCGAGTTCGTCGTATGTAGTTTTTAAATTTTCTTTGAAGGACTCTAACTTTTCATGTTCAGTATTTCTGTTTTCAAGTTGAGTGGTAAGTGTTTGAATTTCACTTTCCAAATCTCTGATTTGTCTTTGACATCCAGAGATTTTAGTATTGTTTTGAGAAATGTCATTAGTTAATTTTGAAATTTCCTTCGATAAAGAAATAAATTGACGCTCTCGCTCCTCTTCCTCTTTAATTGCTTCCTCCAGTTCTTTGTAACCAGATTGCAACTCTTTTGCTTTATTTTGAGCGTCGTTAATTCTATTTAGTCTGAAGGACTCATCTATAGATTGTGTGCATGTAGGGCATACCGTATTCTCAGTAAAAAATTTATGTTCTTTGGTAATAGTTAATACTTTTTGAGATATTTTACCTTTTAAATTTCCCAACTTTCTGAGTTTTTCGGAGCATCCTGCAACTTCTTCTTGTAGCGTAATATAGTTTGATACCTCACTTTCAGTTTTTTTATTGTCATTTAAGTATAAATCTATTTCCTCCATCAAATTTGAAATCTTATTATTATTGAGATTTATTTTATCTTTTCCTCTATTTTCCAGTTGCTCAATGAAGTTTTTTTGCATATCAACTTTATCTTTTAGAGACTCCCTCTTCAATTCAAAAGTCTTTATTTCATCTTTGAGTGCTTTAATCTTTTCTTTAATAATTGTGTTCATAGAAGAAAAGATTTTTATATCTAGCAAATCCTCAATAACTTCTCTTCTATGAGAAGATGAAAGTTGCATAAATGGAACAAAGTTACTACTACCCAAAATAACAATTTGGGTAAATGACTTATAGTTCATTTTAATGATAGTTTGCTCAAACCATTTCTGTTGATCTACAGAAGATGAACTCTGATCTAATAAATTCCCATTCCTATAGATTTCAAAAATATTTGGTTTTATTCCTCTTCTTACTTTATATTCTACACTCCCAATTGAAAATTCTATTTCTACTAAACAATCCTTTTCATTTGTGGAATTGATTAATTGTGGTTTGTTAATGTTCCTAAATGCCTTCCCAAAAAGAACAAAAGTTAGAGCATCCAAAACAGTACTCTTACCAGCACCATTAGAACCAATAATTAACGTAGTTAAACTTTTTTGGAAATTAATTTCAGTAAAGTGATTTCCAGTTGAAAGAAAATTTTTCCAACGAATGGTCTCAAATAAAATCATAACTTTCGTATTCTTCTGGGGGTATTACAATATCATTGGGTGTAATTATCGTGTATAAGTATCCTTGCAAATCACACGTTTTAATTATTAATTCGTCATCAAGTTCTATAAC